CGATAAAGCAAAAGAATCTGGCGATAAAGCAAAAGAATCTGGCGATAAAGCAAAAGAATATAATTATTTAACAAAAAAGCAACAATATTTGAATGAGTTGAATAATTATTATACATTAAAATATGACTATGAAGAAATTATTAATGAAAAAAAATTAGAAATAATCAAAAAAAAAGGAATAGGATGGAAAGAAAAAAGGGTAGAGTTTAGAAAATATAAACCTAAATGTATAAATTGTAGACGTCGAGTAGGAAGTATATTTTCGACAAATCTTGATAAAGATTTTAATAAATCTCTGTCTGCACTTTGTGGAGATAAAGTAAATCCATGCAATTTAAATATACAATTAAATATACATGATGTCGAATTGATTCCTGAAATAATACAAGAATACAATGAGGAAATTAACAGTTTAAAAAACAAAATAATAATAAATAAAAATAATTTATTATTTGGTTATGAGACAGCAGAAAGTCAATAGAAGAATTTGATATATTGAGAGAAGAATTGGAAAATTTTTTGAAAATATTTGAAAATACAAATGAGTTATATTATGATATTACAGAAAATCCAAAAAAAAAAAATATATACAGGGAAAAACAAAAAAAGTTTTACGAATTTTTAGAAAACTATAAATTATTCATAAGCACATATGATAAAAATAGAGAAATTGAGTTTATAAAAGAAGCAGTTGAACTTTATATAAAAAATATATTACCACTTGCAAATGATATTAGAAATCTTAAATATGAATATGTAGGTGTAGAAAAACAAGAAAATGAATATTTTTTAATAGAAAAACAAATCAAGATTGAAAATTTAGAAAGCATTTATACTTTTGAAAATGAAAATGAAAACACAAAAAGTCCTTCTTTAAGAAACGAAACATCAACACTTTCCAATGTTGATTCTCAAAATGATAGTAATAATTCAACTATTGAATCTGTTGCATAAGTCATCTGTTGCATAAGTCATCTGTTGCATAAGCCAAGCCTATAACAGAAAAATAATTATTTGATGGCAATATAATATTGTAAATAACAACGTAAATAATATTGTAAATAATATATATATAATGATTTTTGATTATATTTCTATGCCTGTATTTGTAATTAGTTTCTGTATAGGAATATTTTTTGTTTATGTAACCGGACAAGACCAAAAAACTATATACGTATATCCAAATCCTGAAAATGCAATGAAAATACAATATATAGACAAAGCAGACAATTGTTTTGCTTTTGAAGGAAAAGAAGTAAAGTGTCCTACAAACGAATCACTTATTAAAACTACACCAGTTCAAAAATAAAAAAGTATTTTATAATTGTAATATATAAAACTATAATATATGAATATAAACTTATCAAAATTTTTATATTCAACTACAGGCAAATATCTGATATCTATATTATTAGGGATAGGATTAGCAACACTCTTTAGAAGCGCATGTAAAGGAAAAAATTGTGTTGTTTTTGAAGCGCCCCCTTTGAATGAAATAGAAAATACAATTTATAAACACGATAATAAATGTTATAAATATAAACCTGTTGCTATATCTTGCAACAAAAACAAGAAAAGTGTTCCATTATACACATTTTAACATTTCAAACGCCGTTTTTTCACAGCATAAAAAAGTAAAAAATGTAAAAATGTAGAAATGTAAAAATGTAAAAATGTAAAAAATGTAAAAATGTAAAAAATGTAAAAATGTAAAAAATGTAAAAATGTAAAAAATGCGTAAATATAATTACAAAAATTGCGTTTTATATCTATATGTCTACAAATATTAATGACTTACCTACTGATCCAACGGGTGGTGGAACTATTGGAAATATTTCTCTCTCTATAAATGAAAAAAACGAAAGAGTAGATGTAGGAACAGTACAAACAAACACTACAACTTTAGATGAAGGTGTTATTAAACAAATTATTTCTGGATTACAACAAGCATCATCTACCGGTCAAACTCAATTAGCAAGCAGAGATATTCCATTAGTTTCACAAAATATAACACAAGACACGCAAATTCAACCAAATTATATTCCCAAAACTGAAAATGTTGATTATATTGAAAATTATCAAAAAAATGATGAAATAATAGCTCAATATAATAAAGAATTAGCAAATAATAATAGTTTAGATAGGTTATATGATGAAATACAAATACCTTTATTAATAAGTGTATTGTATTTTCTTTTTCAACTGCCTGTTTTTAAGAGATATTTGTTTCATTATATTCCGGTTTTATTTTCAAAGGATGGAAATATAAATATAAATGGATTCTTTTTCACAAGCACTTTATTTGGTTTGATTTATTATATTATACACAAAATAACTACACAGTTTAACAAATTTTAACAAATTTTAACAAATTTTAACAAATTTTAACAAATTTTAGATAGTGTTATTCTTCGTGTGTCTCTTTACAATTTTCTTTTTTTAGATAAAAGTTTTTCAATAAAACTCTTTTTTGTTGAAGTATGTTTTTTTGAAATACTTTTCTTCGTTTTTCTCTCTTTTTTTGAAATACTTTTTTTCGTTTTTCTCTCTTTTGTTGTTTTCTTATTATTTAAATTATCATTACTATGATTACTATGAAAAGATTTTTCTTCATTAGGACGATATCTTAAAAACCATTCTTCATATAATTTACTATCTTTTTTGTCCTTCAATTCATTATATATTTCCGATTTTTCTGCTCGTATTTCCTCTATTGTTGCTTGATGACCGTAACATTTTACACTAAATCTTTTTAACAATCCTTTTTGTGCTAAACGATTGTGTTGTTGAACTTCAAATAAATATTGGGCTATACATAGCAAACGGTCTGTATCATAATAATCTTTATTAGAGTATAAAAAAGCCAAATAAAAACTTAAAATTGTATCTATTGTTCCTACTTTGATTTCACCATCATTTGTATGAATTACATTATAACTATAACACGCAATCGGTTCATATATAAATGCTAATGTGTCTTGACCTATTTTTAATTCTATATGAGGAGCTATCAACTCTCCTATTGCTGGTCTAGTTACTATTTTCAAATCATATATACCTGATTGTTCTAATTGTTCTTTTACTATTTGTGCTGTAGTCTTGGGGTCTTCTGTTATTATATCAAAATCTGGATATTTATTCAACTTTTTAATAGGCATGTATCTGGAATAGAGAGAAATTGCATAACCACCAATAAATATTACTCCTTGATTTATAAAAGCTTTTCGCATAACATAAAAAATGTCTTCTTCTTTGTTTTTTATTTGTTTGTTCGATATTTCTCTCTGTATATTTATTTTAGAACATTCATGACCTTTCAAAGGATAATATTTATTCAATAAAGTAAGTCTCTTTAAAACCTTTTCCCATCTTGAAATATCACCTGCAGGTCTAGATAATTCCAAAAACATAGACATACGTAAAAAATTGGGAGGAGCATAATACAATCCATTTATTTTTATGGCGTCTTTTTTCAACGCACTAAATATATCTTTTGATAAATGTGTTACATCAGCAGTAGGAATAAAATTTACGAAAACTTTAAATGTGCCTTTGTGTTGTCCCGACTTTGCTTCTACTTCTACAAACCCTTCTTTTGCGTAAATATCTGCTAATTCTTTTGCGTCTTCTAAAGCATTTGTGCTGAAAAAGTCATAGTCTGGAATTTCTACTTCTTTGTTGTAAAATTGGGCTTCTTTAGGAAGGATATTATTTATAGCAGTCCCTCCATAACAAATTAATTTTTTTTTACGTATGAAATTCTCTACTATAGTTATAATTCTTTTTATTTCTGGATTGTTGACAACACTTCTCCCTTGTTGTTCTTCTGCTTTATCAACGGATTCTCTCAAAATGGTTAATTCACATTCTTCAAATGATTTAGATTTATCACACAACTGTTTATGACCGTGTTTATCACCGTGTTTACTAATATATTTTTTCTTCATATGTTATTTTATAATATATAGAGAAAATGTTTTCATTTCAGGTGCTTTCTAGTTTTTGTTTTTGGTTTTCTTTGTTTGAATAAAGGATTGTCTAAAGCGTGTAACAAAGAAATTTGTTTTTTAGCACGTATTTTGCTAGTACATTTTGAATGCTTTCTTTTCGTTACTGTATTTACAACACTAAAACACTTTTTTCCTTTCACTTTACGAATCTTGTAAGGCATTTATATAATAAACAAATAATATATTCTATTTTTTCTCTATATTTTTTCTCTATATTTTTTCTCTATATTTTTTCTCTATATTTTTTCTCTAAATATTTGAGTTATATATTATGCTTATATATTGAAATTATAAAAGTCACTTGTAATAGTTCTAGTTTTATAACTTACACTAGGATTTTGAGGGGTTGGTGCTGGTATTGTGACTTCAGTAAAACGCAAATTTTCGGGTTTTAAAGTATATGCATACCCTGCGTTATTAAAAGATTGAATATATGCTTGTAAATTGCTATCGTAAAATTGAAACATCATTGCAGTCATTTGACAACCTGTTGCTAAACAAGTTGCCACATTGGGATTAACGGGATTTGAACCTTTGTTATCAGGAAAAACAATAGTCATATTTATTTTATTGTAATCTTGCAACTCGACCAAATCAGGAGTATTTTTAACATTATTAAAAGGTAAAGCATGCATAAAAATACTATTACTTGTCATATTTATATATTCATTGAAATCTTTACAATCCATAAAACTGTTATTTATTTTATCAACGATTAAAACAATTTTCTTTCGCAAATCAAGCAAAGGAACCTTTCCCATACTTTTTCCGTGATTTTCAAAACTATATTCAGGACCCAAAAATAAATTATCATATTGTTTCAAAATATTAGCCAAATTTTGATACATAGCATTATTTGTGCTTTTTATTCTTAAATGCATAATTAATGGGTCATCAGGGTTCACACAAGTGCCACTTGAAAAGGCATTATTATTTAATGTATTCATAATTTGAGAGAAAGGAATACTATTATATGTTTCTTTTACAAAATTACTGGCAGAAGTCGAAATAGCAACAACCGGCTGGTTGTCAATAGAATATATTTCAAAATCCAAACCACGAACTCCCATATTCAATAACTGTTTCAAAGCACATATATCAACATAGTTATTTTTATACGAACCAATACCACAGCAGTTATACGCTGTATATATATAATAGTCTCTCAATAAATATTTTGTACTAGGGTCATTTTCATTCAAAGATTTGATATTTGTTGGCGTTTTTGAATATAAGTTAGATAATGAAGAACATTCACTTGATATAGTTGGACTCATTATTACATAATAGAAAAACAATATAAGTAACAATAAACAAATCATTCCAATAACAATATTAGAAGCAAAATTTGTATCAATATTTTTCAATTGTTCTTTGAATGATTTTACACTTAATTTATCCATAGTATTATATATAATAAAATATAAAAAACTATATATATACAAAAGTAAAATGAAATACATTACTACATTTTTTTTATTTTTTGTTTTACCAATCTTTTCTCTAAAAATAGATAAACCAAAATTATGTGTAAATTGTAAATATTTTGTAAAATATGGGACTAATCATATTTATGGTAAATGTTCTTTATTTCCAAGAACAAATAATAATTATTTAGTTACTGGTATTGAAGAAGATAAAAGTGAACATTATACATATTGTTCTATAGCAAGAAGTAATGATGATATGTGTGGAAAAGAAGGCATGAAGTACAAAAAAAAATATGAAAAAAATATGAAAATCTGTGAAAATAATATAAAATATTACTATAATATAGTATAAAAAATATGGGAGGCGGACTCATGAATTTGGTTTCAGTATCACAAGAAAACGTTATATTGAATGGAAATCCAAGTAAAACATTTTTCAAAGCTTCATTTTCCAAATATACAAATTTTGGTCTCCAAAAATTTCGCGTAGATTTTGAAGGAGCAAAAACCCTACAATTATCAAATGAATCTTATTTTACATTTAAAATTCCAAGATATGCTGACCTTTTGATGGACTGTTATCTCTCTGTTGACCTTCCATCGATTTGGAGTCCTATAATGCCACCGGTTCAAAACGAAACAACAATTTCAAACAATTCAAGTATTTGGGTTCCATATGAATTTCGTTGGATAGAGAATATTGGCGCTCAAATGATTTCCAAAATATCCATCACTTGTGGAAACCAAAAATTACAAGAGTTTTCTGGTGCTTATTTATTAGCTATGGTCCAAAGAGATTTTAGCACAGATAAAAAAACTCTTTTTGATAAAATGATTGGAAATGTTCCTGAATTAATAGACCCGGCAAATAGTGGAACGCGTGTAAATTCGTATCCGAATGCTTATTACACAAGTGACCCAGAAGGTGCTGAACCTTCTATTCGTGGCAGAACATTATACATTCCTTTAAATGCTTGGTTTAACCTAAAAAGTCAAATGGCATTTCCTTTAGTTGCTTTACAATATAATGAATTGCATATTAATATTACGATGCGTCCTATTCAAGAATTATTTCAAATAAGAGATGTTTTTGATAGTTTCAATAATTATCCGTATATAGCACCCAATTTCAATACTTGGTATATGCAATTTTATCGGTTTTTACAAACACCTCCTGATATCGAATTAGGTGTAAATTCTTATTTAGATACACGCACATTATGGAATGCTGATATTCATTTGAATTGCACTTATTGTTTTCTCTCAAATCAGGAACGAAATATATTTGCTTTGAACGAACAAAAATATTTGATTCGTCAAGTTCGTGAAATTCCGTTTTACAATGTTACAGGTGCTAATAAAGTAGAAGTAAATTCACTAGGAATGATTAGTAGTTATATGTTTTTTATGCAAAGAAGTGATGCTAATTTAAGAAATGAATGGTCTAATTATACAAACTGGCCGTATAGATATATTCCAAATGATTTAACCTTAGCGCCAACTAAAGGTGCCTTTTCTCTTACTTATACAAATCCAAATGGAACACAAAGTGTTTTACAAATTGGTCCAGGTGTCAATGCAAACCAAACTTTGACTGGATGGTTAATCACAGGAAATTACAATTTTGAAAATCAAAAAGATATTTTAACTAACTTTGCTATATTGATTGATGGTGAATATAGAGAAAACGAACAGCCTGCAGGTGTATATAACTATATTGAAAAATATATTAGAACTTCGGGAAATGCGCCTGACGGACTTTATGTTTATAATTTTTGTATTCATACCAATCCATTTGATTTGCAACCCAGTGGAGCGATGAATATGAGTATATACAATAAAATAGAATTTGAATTCAATACTATTGTTCCGCCTTTGGATATCAACGCTCAAACCTTAACCATTTGTGACCCCGTCACACAACAAATTGTGGGAATAAATAAACCAACGTGGAGAATATATGACTACAATTTTAATATGATTGTATTTGAGGAGCGTATCAACCAAGTTTTGATAGTGGGGGGTAATGCCTCCGTTTTATACGCAACATAGTTTTTCTAATAAACTTTATTTTTTTCTAAATAAATAATAGAAAAGAGTAAATCAAAAACACTTTTATCAAAAGCTGTTTGTTTATTTAGAGATTCAGGTATAACATAAAATTCATCCATTATTTGTATAAATTTTTTGTATTCTTCTTCATTTACATAAAATATGTCTTGATCACTAGAGATATAATTCTCTAAAATATTTTTCAAAAAAACAATTTCTGGTGTTACATTACAAATATTTTTGATTCTAGCAGAGAACTTTCCAAGAACATTCTTTCGTTTCATTTTTTCCTTTTCGTTATTTTCTTCAATTTCTCTCAACGCAATTTCAAATAATTCCTTTTCTGCTTGTATTTTTGATTCTTCTAATATTTTGTTTATTACTTCATCATCATTATTTTCCTCAATATTTTCTTTACAAATTTCAGGATTGCTTTCTTCATCATTGAGAGAAAATGAAATATTTTCTTGTGAAATATTTATGTTGTTTGATAATACAACATTTTCTTCGTCATCACTACTATTAGTACCAGTACTATTGATATCAATACTATTAGTATCAATACTATTAGTATCAATACTATTAGTATTATTGTTATAACCATAATGACACTCATAATCGTAATCATATATGAGTCTTTCTTTTTTTACTTTATCTGGTTTTCTAATGTTATCAACTTGGTCCATTATTATAATATATCTTAGTTATTTTTATATCTGTATTATATTTGTATTATATTTGTATTATATTTGTATTATATTTGTATTATATTTGTATTATATCTGTAATTTTTCAACATTTTGCTATTGTTGTATTTGTGTTGTGGTTGTCAAAGAGAAGCATTTGCTGCTAATGGTCCATCATCAACAAATTCACCGGATAATGAATAACGTTTTGGATAAACGGGTTGAAATGTCATACTTCCTTTGATGTTGGACGGAAAATATTTTTGTTGAAATAAACTATTACCAAAGTTATAGGAACTACGCCATACATTTAACCCTTTATCATAGTCAATAGGTGGAGTTTCCAAATTATTATATAAAGTAGCATGCGTTCCTATATCTGTTGTCAAAATCGAATACACGGGTGTTTGTGTATATGTTAATTTACCAGCATCACTATCTCCTTGTATGTCTGCTGTTTTTGATTTGGTAATATATTTACGTTGACAACCTAAACAATCAATATCGCTAACACATTGTTCTCCAGTCAAAGAACAAAGATTTAATGGATTACAAAAGTTAGTGCATTCATATGATGTATTAATTGGAAGATTAACATTATGATTGGTTAGAGAAGTTCCCATATCTTCTATTCCTTCTCTATATGATGTTAATAAAAAGGATGAAAATATAGCAAAAAATAAGATAACAAAATAAATTACAATTTTGGTGCCATTCTTTCTTTTAAAAAAGAAAAACATATTTATATATTATACATAAAATAATATTTGCTTGTATATAATATGCCGATTGATAAAAAAACAAAATCAAATAAAAATAAGATTGAAAACACAGAAAATGTCGGAAAATTAGCAAAATCAATAGCATACATTATTATACATGTTTGTATAATAATACTAGTTGGAACAGCAACATTATATGGATGTCGTGTATCTCAGTCAAATATATTACCAAGTGATGTAAATTGTTATCCTTATAACGAAACGCAGTTAAATAAACCAGAAGAAATACCAATTAGTATCAATGTTGTTTATAATTCAGAAACACACAAAAAAGAATCAGAGAAAATAACTTTTCCGTTTGATGAAAATATACAAAATACAAAAAGTTCTGTTATCCATTTTATCAAATTTATATCCGAAAAACTACACAATTCAAAAACAAATAGTGTTTTAAAATACTTTTTGAAAGTATTGCAAGGATCTATGTCAAATAGTATTGGGTTATATAATTTATTTTTAAATTTTATTAATTCGACATTAAGTGAATCTTTTGTTATCATTTTCTCTCAAATTATATTTTTATTTTTATGCATATTTATTTATATTGGAAATCTTTTTTGTACTTTTTATTTATGGATTACAAATATATTTATGGTATTTGGAAATAGTGAAAATGAAGAATCACTTATGAGTATTTTTAGTAATATTTCTAATTTATTTAAATACTTTACAAATTGGAAAAATTGGGTAGTAATTATTTTGTGTATAATTTTTTTTCCATTAATATTGGTATTGTTGATTATTACGACTGTTTTGATTACTGTTTTCACGTTTGTTTTACCTTTTTTTAATATTTTATTGTCATTTATTTTATCTTGTTCTATGAAAGCAGAAAAAAATGGAAAAAAATATAACATTTTAAATTTATTTAATGATATTTTGTATTACAAAAAGAGTTTACTATTAGCAATATTTTCATTTTTCTTTTTGCAAAGTTCCTTTTCTGTTTATGGTTCGTTTGCTCTTGGAATCGGTATTTTTGTTATTCTTATATTGTATTTTTTTACTTCTGTTTATAAAAGTCCACCATTTCCAAAAAATATAACATCCATCAGTGAAGATTTTACTATAGCAAAAAAGGGTGTGTGTTTAGAGAAGTCAGACAAAATGAAAGGAGGGGGTTGCGGGAGCGGAGGCGGAAGCGGAGGCGGAGGTTCAAAAAAGAATCTAAAAAACAAGCAAAAGAAATAAAGAATAAAAATAATATAAAAATAATATAAATACAACACTATTGAAGTTATAAATGACATCAAATAAACATTCAAAAAATACTGGAAAAAAAAGTAAAAAAGGCACAAATACAAGCACATGCAGAAGCACAAATACAAGCACAAGCACAAATACAAGCACAAATACAAGCACAAGCACAAATACAAATACGAGCATAGAAATAGTTAATAAACCACAAACATATGGATATTCAGATATGGATTTACCATTTGTAAGTATATGTACTCCAACATTTAATCGTCGTCCATTTATTCCCATTTTGATTAAATGTTTTTTGTCTCAAACATATCCTAGAGATAAAATGGAATGGATTATTATAGATGATGGAACTGATAAAATTGAAGATTTAGTTTCTCACATACCCCAAGTAAAGTATTTCAAATATAAAGAAAAAATGAATTTAGGAAAAAAAAGAAACGTCATGCATGATAAGTCGCGTGGTAAAATACTTGTATATATGGATGATGATGATTTTTATCCTCCTGAAAGGGTTTCACACGCGGTTGAAACATTATTAAAAAACCCTCAAGCACTTTGTGCTGGTTCATCTGAAATGTATATTTATTTTAAAGATTTGAATAGAATGTATCAATTTGGTCCTTATGGTCCAAATCATTCAACTGCTGCTACTTTTGCTTTTCGTAGAGAATTATTGTCTCAAACAAGATATGAAGATAATGCGGCACTAGCAGAAGAAAGAGAATTTTTGAAAAATTACAGTATTCCTTTCGTTCAATTAGACCCTCTAAAAACAATTTTAGTATTTTCACATATTCATAACTCCTTTGATAAAAAAGAATTATTAGCAAATTTAGAATCTACAAAAGGTTCATTATCATCAAGAACAATAAATGAATTTATTCAAGATACTGAAATTAAAAAATTCTTTTTAAATGATATTGATGATTTATTGAAAAATTATGGACCGGGAAATGTAGAAAATAAACCTGAAGTTTTAAAACAAATAAGTGAAATGAAGGAAAAGAGAGAGAAAATGATAAAGGAACATCAAAAGCAGAAACTACAACGACACGAGCTAGAAAATGTATCTAATACTAATTCCTTTTTCAGAGAACAAAATGAAAAAATAAAAGAATATGAGAAAAAATTAATGGACCAAAGTATTTTTATTCAAGAAATTTTGAGAGAAAATAGAAAATTGAGAGAAAAAGTTGAATATCTTGAAACAAAAATCAAAAAGATTATTGAAAACAAAATTGAAGAACAAAAAGCCATGATGCGTGATAGCTCTAGCGGACCTTGATTTGTAGAAAATAACTTGTAGAAAATAACTTAAAGAACAAATGTATTATAATATATAATTGATAATTTTTTACAATTGCAAATGTATGAATTTGAGTATTTAAATGATAACGAAGTAGATAATTTATTTTTGAATAAACAAAAAAAATTAGTAAAGTTAAATAAGTTCAATAACAGTTATCAAATTTCCGTATTTGATAAAAATAAAAGAAAACATGTAAAACTTAATATATTTGCCTCTGGCACACAAGGGACTATTATTAGAGATGCTTTAACAGGACACAAATGTGATGATTTTTTAGTTGGTTCTAGATATGAAGATTTGTTTTTCAAAGTTTCCATTTGTACCGGAAAGTGTGGAAATAAAGACCCGTTCACATTATTTTTTAATAGTCCTGAAGAATATGAAAGATATATGTTTCAGGAGTTATTACCAGAAGTAAAAGTTAGATGGTCAAATAAAAAAAAATATTTAGAAAATCATTAACCGTTCGAACCCCTTAACGCACATTACACTCATAAAATATAATGTATATGTTTTGTGTCTGTTTTGAAAAATATAAATTATTTTGTTACTAATAATGATAACAAAATAATAATTATTATGGTTTTTGATACTTGTAATTTTACTGCAACATTTTTGGAAAATAACTCAGCTCCGTGCGTAAAAACATGCTTATGACATACGAGAAAAAAATATATTACTAAAAATAAATCAGAAAAAAGTGATATAAATGTATAAATATTCTATAAATATTCTATAAATATTTATTATAGTAAATGATAAAAAATGTAGTAAAAAACGTAGTAAAAAATTTACTACTGTGTTTTCATTTATATAATTTAATTGCATGTAGAGAAAATATGGCAAATTCGACCCCATCCCCATCACGAATTCCATCGTCACCATACCCATCTATAACTAAACATATACGTCATAATGATGATTTTAGTAATCCAAAGAGAGGAGCCGGCTTTGTTATACTATATTTTATATCATGTTTAATATGTTTAATAAGTTTTACAGGGTGTATGCTTTCCATGCGTGAATGGATTTGCCATTTACCATCACGTAGAATAATTACGATAGAACAAACACGTAGAATTAATGCAATAAAACCATCACGCACAACACCAGAAGTCATTGTAAAACGACATATATCAAATGATGATGTTTGTTGTATTTGTCTTGAAGTTTTACAAGGAAGTAATCTACGATGTTGCTTTATTCCAAATAATAAGACTCAAAATGGTGAAAATATAGGTTGTGGTAATATTTTTCATGAAATATGTTTGTACGGTGCAAAAAATATTTCAAGATGTCCTTTTTGCAGAAAAATATGGACGGTAATGTTACCGAAGTTCGAACCTTTACCAGATGACAAACTTTTACCAGAGGACAAACTTTTACCACATATTGAACCCAAATTATGTGAATCAATCAAGTCTTTAGAAGAGAAACGGTTATTACAATTGATTTTTCCAAGTGATTTACCAAGTGATTTACCAAGTGATTTACCAAGTGATTTACTAAGCGATTCAGAATCAGATAACTCTATGTCATTATCCTCTTTGGTTTCAAGTGATTCACATACTGGCAACGCTGAAACAATCACCGAAATTTAGAATTCCGTATATGACTAAGGTTTCCGTAAAAATTTCTAGAATATTATTTTTTATGGAATATTATTTTTTATGGAAATGTTTACTTTTCGAACCCATTCTTTAACCCTTTCACGCACAGTGACCAGTTATCTTCCAAATTTGGCGGATAACAAAAAGATACATCGTCCTTATTATGTTATCATTTATGCTAACATAATAATTACTGTTTATAAAAAATGTTAACAAATACTATTTTTTGAGTGTGCGTGAAAGGGTTCGAACAGTTGAATTGATTGTTTATAAATATTTATATTTCTTAATAATAATATATAATATATTATTATTAAAACTACTTAAATAGTATTCTGTATAATAGAATATAGATATGGATGGAG